ATAACTGCTCCTTGATATGGAGATGTGTAATCTGTTAATTGTTGACCAGTCATTGGTCCTGTTAAAGCACCTAGTCCACCAACAGTCTGTGCTGCTTGACCCGCTGCAGTCTGTGCTGCAGATAAATAAGGTTGATATGAACCAACACCTTGTGTTGCCATATTATAAGCTGCCGTTTGTGCAGGATCTTGTCCAGCTATAAACTGTGATCCCATAAACGTAGACGTATCAAGTGGCGCTGAATACGTCGCCGTCATCTGACGGGCTAAATCTTTTGATGTATCCTGTAAATAATCTGGTAATGCCATTATGCTATCCTCGATTGTAACATTTGTTGTTGATCGTACATTGCTTGCGCTCCTTCTAAGCCTTGCGACTCTTCAGAAACTTCTCCACCTTGTTCTAAGTTATCCATTAAATTTTGCATAACTTCTGAGCCTTTATCTATATCGCCGCCTCCTGCATTTCTAACAGCATCTGCAGTAAATACAAATTCATTTTTTGATAATCTAGCAGGAACATCATCTGCTCGTTCTTCTCCACCTAAATCTACAAAGCCACCAGTCTCCCTATAATCTTTTTCTTGACCACCCATGTCAATCATTTCTGATGCTTCCTCTGTTTCCATGATCCCACCTTCTTGTTTACCAGGTCTTTTGTACATTCTCATTGCTGCTTGAGGATTGTAAGCATATTCATCTTCGTCTTCACCCATAAGTCCACCATTAGCAGCCATAGCCACTTCTTGTGGCTGCTCCATACCTTGACCTTCTTGTTGCTGTTGCATGATTGCTTGTACAAATTGTTCAAAAGTTAATGTTCCACCTTGGTTTTTATATTTTACAAATTCTGCCATAAGCATTTGTTCCATTTGTTCTTGGCCTGCTTCTCCACCACCAAATAATCCAACTCTCCCACCATCAGCTGCATAATAATTTTTATTTACAAATTGTTTGTTAGGCATAAAAGATAGTGTGCTTCCTGTTGGATTTCTATAATAATTTTGTGCTTGGTTTCTTATGTCGGCAATACTTGAAGGAAGTTGTGTCCATGATTCTTCATCAATTTCTTCTTCATCATCTTTCATGAAGAATGGTGCTGCTAATGCTGTTGCACCTAAGCCTGTAAATAATTTTTGACCGGTACTCATATTACCAAACATATCTTTAGCACCACCTAACATTCTTGAAAAGAAACCTTGTCCTGCAGAAGTTCCACGTAAAGGCCCCATATTCATCATACTCCTAGCTCCTAAACCTTTAAGAAAACCTGCACCTTTTAGTCCTGAAAAAGGACCAGCTCCTAAACCATACATACCTAAACCACCAAGAATAGCAGCCTTACCTATGGGGCTTTTAACAATCTTTTTAACACCACGAACAGCTTTTTTAACTAAGCTTCCTAATCCGTAGAGTTGTCTGGGTTCTTGCATTCTAGAAATTGCCATAATTTTACCTTAATCTCCTACTTTACTTTGTTTTACTCATTAAATCAAGAGGCGGCATGATGACCTTTACATCTTGTGCCATGTCTTCGTTCTTATAACCTTTAGATTCCCAGTCTTTTCTGTCTTTAAAAAGCTCTCCAGTTTCCTTGTGTCTGTAAGTTAATTCAATTGTTGCATTCTTTATTTCCATTAGTCTGTTTTCTCCTTTTTAATGTTAAGATAACTAATACCAAACACCACACCATCAGACACGGTTCCTGCGGTAGTGTAGGACAATTTAGTGCCCCCTTCTACAATCAAAGGTAGGGTTAATATTTCTACACTAGCAGCCGTTGATAGGGTTTGAGTATGTACTATCTCAAATGCATTGTTTTTAATTGTAACAGTGGGTGTATTAGATCCTGATTTATTAGTAACTCGTAATGACCTAACAATCACTGTTTCATTCACTCCTGGTTCTAACATATCAACAGACTCAGCTGATGTAGTTGTTTTACCATAAAATTTATATTCGTTCACTACTGCCATTATGCGTCTAAGAAAAAAGTCTTAGCCTCTATTTCTTGTTTAACTTCATCTTGAAATGAAGAGTTTAATTTTGTTATGACACCGTCAAGGTCCCTGACTAATGACTGTAGATTAGCTCGGCTATATTCTTCTTGCGCTCTAGTTAATGATTGTACAATCTTTGCCATTATAATATACTTGCTAGTCCCCCTAAATTTAAATAGACTCTTCCACCAGTTGCCATCATTTCTTTTCCACCACCTGTATCAAAACCGCCCTGCCTAGAACCACTCCACCCTGTATCTGTATGCGGATTAGCAGTTCCCCCAGAATAACTCTTATCAACAGCAGGATTAACTGTAGATGAAATAACATTTCCGCCAGAATCTTTTACATCTTTTTCTTGTGCAAGTTCATTTATCATTGCTTCTTCTTGATTTATCTTGCCTTGAACTCTAGCAATGTCTGCTCGTCTTCTAGCTTCGTTTTTTTGCTGTACTATTTCGTTTAGTTTTTGTTTGTTAATCTGTTGAGTTCTAAAATCAAATCTACTTAAATTCATTTTGTTCATATTCATAAAGTCTGTCATTGCTGTATCATAATCCTCTTCCTCTATAACATTTCCCATAGCATCTACGAGAGCTCCTTGAACAGGGTCAAAAGTTAAGCCTCTTTTTTCTGCACTTTTAGTTAGCTGTCCACTTAACTTATCTACATCGTCCCTTACTGCTTGAGCATAATTTCCAGTAAGACTTTCAACATTTAATCCAAAAGGATCTGTATTTAATCCGGTTGTATTTTCCCCAAATATTGTTGGACCTGTATACCCAACGCTTTGTTTTATAAATGCTTGATCTAAAGGAGATAATGATTCAAAGTTTTGTATACCCATTTTACCTAAAAAATTACCTATTGTAGGTATTTTTCCCATAAAAGCAGCGAGCCCTTCTTTAGTGTTTTGCAAACCTTCTTTCATTTTACCTGCGCTTGTAAGGCCTAAAGGTATGTCTTGGTTTGCCGCAAGATACTCTCCTGCGTCTACAGGATTAACGTCCTGTTGATAAGTTGGCATTCCAAAAAATGTATCTTGTATTCTTTGATTATAAGTTGCATCAACCAAAGGAGTAGGTTGTTTTCTCATATAATTTTCAGTAGTTAAACGATTAAAATCATTAAAATTTATATTACCTGCTTGAAGAGCACCTCCTCTATTCCCAGCATTAGTAAATGCAGTAGTGTTAGGTATTCCATATGATGTTGTTACTTCTTCTTCTGTGCCAGAAGTAGGGGCTGTGTAGTTTAGAAGAAATCGATTTTGAGGTAAAAATTTATTGCCTGCATCATATCTTTCCTTATCAACACCTGTATAAAACGTAGACATTATCTTCTTCCTCCTGGATGTATATCTAATCTAAATGTACCTAGTTTCCAATCTTCATTGCTACCTGTGTTCGCTACTTTCATAGCAATAGATCTTGCTCTTAATCTTGTATCTTTTTTAGTAGTGGTTGAATCAACACTAAAGTTTGTCGTAGTACCCGTGCTGTTTGGATAATCTCTAGTTGTAAAACTAATTTGAGTGTTGCCTGTCTGTGAAATAAAATCTGGTATAAACCTACTAATTCTCATTATAAATTCTCCATCACCTCTAAGGTCAGGCATACCTACAATTTGTCCACCACCTCTAGCTGATTTTTGAGTAATGTCAAAATCACCAGAAGTAATAGTTCCAATTACTGCTGTAACGGCTCCGCCAGCATTAATTTGATCGGTCCCTGTTTCCTGTTTATAGTATACAGTACTTCCGTCCGTATTACCAGTTACATCAAATGAGGCATCGTCTGAAGGACTATAATAAGTAGCATGTGGTTTAGCAAAAACAGCTGAATCCTGCCACGCTGCTCTAGGTAAAGTACCTGTTGTCCATATGGGTCTTTTAATTGTAGAGTCTAAATAGTTATAAGTAACTACTCTATTAATTGCATCCGAAGCAGCAGTACAATAAAACCAACTTATTTCTCCAAACAAATTATTTAATCCACAGTTTACAAGATCTCTAGAAGTAGAGTTTAAATCATCATAAACATGATCTTCTACTAAACAAGGTAAAGATTTTAATTGACCATCATAAGCAAAAAATCCATTTTCAGACATCCAATAAGCTGTGCCATCAACCTCCATACAAGCATTTTTTCCTAGCAATCCACAGTTAGTACCAACTTGTTCAAACGAGAAAGTAAAGGGTTGACCAACAAACTTCATTAGAAACAAAGCTGTATCTGTCCATACATAAATTGCATCCCTACCTTTAATAGCTCCCATAATCATAGAACCATCAGCAAGCCTCTGTGTGCCGGCTGTGTTGTTTGCTTTAACTGTATAAGAATCTGATTGATCAATACTTTCTTGAGAAGAAAATCTTAAAAACATATCGTCTTGAGTTGTAGTTGTTCCAATTGTAGTTTCTGTTCCAAAAAATACTAAGTGTCTATCAGGTGTAGATA